GCGATGAAGTAGAACTGGCCGCTGGAGGTCAGGATGGCCGCCGGGGCATTGAAGCCGACGATGACTTCCTGCTCCAAGTTCAGGCGGCTCATGTCCGTGTCGGTGGCCGGGTCGACCGACGGCGTGCCGACGGTCTGCAGGGTCGGCTCGTATACGGTCCACGTATCGACGGTGCCGGTGTTCAGCGCGCCGACGGTGATGCCGTTCGAGGTCTCCAGCGTGGTCGTGCCGGCAGCAACCTGCTTGATCGCCGAGCCGGCGGCCATACCCTCGTACCACTCGTACGAGATGCGGTTGGTGGCGTCGATCAGCTTGACGTGGCGGGGCACGAAGCCCAGCTTGACGACAGACTTCTTGACGGTGCCGGTGTCCTTGAACGAGCCGATCGCGCGATTCTGGTGCGTCGGGCTCAGGCGAAGGGCGGAAGTGATAGCCATTTGCTTGTCTCCTTGTTTGGGTTTCAGTGGCCGGGGATGTTACTCCCCGGCAACCGGATCTTAGTTGGTGGCCGCGACTTCGGCACGCACCAGCCACAGGTCATTCAGGATGACCGCAGTGTGCATCGTCTTCCAGCCGGCGGTGCCGCGCTGACCCAGCGGGTCGCCAGCGGACGGCTTCGGATTCACGACCATGATGGACATGGAGTCCTTGCCCTTCAGCGGGACCAGACCATAGGCGTCCTTGGCCACGTACAGCACCGGGTACACATCAGCCTTGGTGCCAGTGGTCGAGATCATCGAGCCCTTGTCGCCGCCGCCGTCCGCGAAGGCGGCGAAGATGGTGGAGCGCAGGTAACGGACATCTTCCACAGCGCCGATCTCGTTGGCCCACTGGGTCGGCGAGCCGTACTGCTTGGTCGGGATGAAGCCGCTGATATTGCGGATGTCGTTCTCGACGTCCGGGTGCACCAGACCGATGTAGGCAGCCTCGACCGGCTCCTGACGGAACTGGGGGGTGCTGGCCACGACGTGAGTGATATAGGCGGCGTTCTGGCGCTTCAAGGCACGAGTGCACTTGCGCTGCAGGTCCAGCGAAATCGGCGTGTTGACGTCGGTGCGCTGGCTACCGTTGGCGTAGAACACGTTGGTGCCGGCCTTGATGATGTTCCAGCGGATGGTTTCCATCGTCTGGGCGGCCTGCTCACCGAGCACGTCGCTGACCTGCTGCAGGAACGGATCCTCGTGGGTGTCCTCGATCACATCGGAGAACGGCACGAAGTCGCCGTACTGCTCCAGCGTGGCGGTGACGTCGGTCACAGTAACCTTGCTGCCGGCGGGGGTGACACCCTCGACCAACGGAGTCGTGGCGAGAGCCAGCGCGTTGTAGCGGCGGAACTTCGCGACCTTGGTCGACTTGTTGGGCATGACGTAGACCTGGCCGAATTTCTCCAGCACGAGGTACGGGACGCCGCGCGTCAGCATCTTCGCGACAGCGTGGGCGGCGGTACGCGGGGAAATGTCCCCGTAAACCATGTTGGTAGCCATCTTGCTATTCTCCTATTGCGTTGTTGGGGTTGGGGATTATGCCACTGTCGCGCTGAACGGCGTCGCTTCGGCGCCGCTCTGCTTCAGCACGCCATGCACGACCCACTGGTTCGTGGCGATGTCGACCAATCGGATCGTATCCCCGATGAGTCCGCCCTGGCTTCCGCCGTTGAGCGTGATCGTGTCCGTGTCGGCCGCAGTGACCCACACCCCATTCACGGGGGTAGCAGTGTCATCGGCCGTCAGCACCATGCCGTCCATCACATCGGTCGCATCGGCGACCTTGATGACGTAGCTGCCGCCCGAGGCGGAAGTGCCGACAATGAACTCGTAGACCGCGCCGGAGCCGGTAGCCGCAGGCAGGGTGACAGTGATGCCGTCGGCCTTGTTCAGTGCGATCAGCTTCTTGTCATGGCTCGCTTCGGTGACAGTGAGGGTAGCCGCAGTGGCACTCACCAAGCGCGCCGAAGTGTCGGCTGCACGGTTGATCTCGGCCGCCGTCGCGGTGACGTCATTGAACGATCCACCAGTGATCGCATCGAGCAGATCGGTAAGCAGTTTCTTGACCGAAAAGTCGGCGATCGACTGGTTGATCTGGTTTTTGTCAAAGGCCATACATCACTCCTTTATCTCATGAGACTGGCTGCAGCTTCGTCGAACGCGCTGTCGTAGTCATTCGGGTCATCGCCCGAAGGCTTCGGCGTGGTGCGTTTCGTATCCACCGGGGCCAGGGCTGCAGCAGCGGCTGCAGCGGGTTTTTTCGTCTCGCCCTGTTCGGGCGCTGCGGGGGCAGCCGCCTGTGGTTTGACCCCGTTCGCTTGTTTGTACCGGCTGACTAAGTCAATGACTTCTTCAGCAGTACCCTCATTGTAAGCCTTCAGTAGCCCGGATTGCAAGTATGCCGGGTGCGTCTTGATCCAGCCTTCGAGTTTCGGGTACACCGCGTCGTAGTCCTCGTGTGCCTTCAGCACCGCGCCGCGGAATGATGTCGCCTCGGACTTCAGGTGCGAATTGATCAGCGGCGTGAAGTCGGAGTAGATGTTCTCCACCACCTTTGCGATCGTGCGCGCGGCCTTG